GGTAATGCCTATGCTCAAATTGTTGTAACAGCCCAAGAGAAAATGAATCCTGAACAGATGCAAAAAATGTTTACAGGATTTAACAAATACTACGCTACAGTTCACATGACATCCGAAGATCAGCGTCTAGCTAACTTATCTATTCAACAGATGTTCGGTAAAGATAAGATTCAAGCCCAAGAAGCTCGCTTACAGATGGGTCAACGTGTAACACCTTTCATCAAGCTTTTAACAGAAGCAGCTAAAGAGAAGCTGGGGGACAAGTTTACTACGTTTGATGATGTAATGAAAAGAGGGTTACTAGACCCTGCTACCTTACTTCCTGTTGTTGCTGATAAATTAACGGTTATTGCAAACACTGGTGGTGCATTAGCGGAAGCGTTAGAGAATAGCCAAGTAGCGCAATTACGGTTTAATAACAGCTTAAAAGAGTTTTCATACATTGTTATGAAAGGTGGTTTAGACCATGCGTTAGCTGTGATGTTTGCTTATGGTAGTGAAGCTGTGCCAATGGCTGCTAAGGCTATGAAAGGGCTGTTACATAGTATTAAAAACACTTTTAGTTTCTTATCAGCCGCTATCACAAATACAAAAGTGTTGCTTGTTGGGTTGGCAGCCTATTTTTGGGGTCTTAGTTTTGCAGCAGCAGCATCCATTCTAGGAAGCACAGCGGCGTTAGCGTCTTTTACAGCAGGTATAGGCATAGCTACAAGAGCTACTTTGGTTTTACTTAACACACTTAAAAGTGTTGCTATCTTCGTTAAACCAATCGCCTTAGCTTTAACAGCCATTGAATCTCTCTCTATTTTAGTTGATACCTTAGAAGGGAAAGATATATCTAATAGCTGGATTATAGAACTAGTCGCTTGGGTAGATTTGCTGTTTGCTAAGATGAGCTACCACATGGCTGAGATGTCTTTGAAGACTACTTTATGGCGGAACGAGACTTGGGGTGTTCCAGATGATAGAACTGTTACAGGTGAAAACGGTGACGGTACTTCCAAAAAGGAGTATCGGGCTAAAAAGCTCAGTGAGTTAGTTCCGAACCCAGAGGCACTTAAGGAGAGGTTTAAAAGTGGTGTAGACAACAAAGCAAGCTACTTAAACTACAACAAAGAGACACCTAACATTGCTGTACACATTACGCTACCACAACTTAGTCCAGCAGAGGCTAATATGCTTGGTAGTGGGGATGTCAAGGGCTTCTCAATCTCTTTAGGTAACTCAGTCTACAAAGCTCTAAGTGATTACACAGCTTATACAAGCTGATTTATAAAAGGAAGTGACATGATTATTGTAATAAAAGAACAATCAACCTCAGACATTATTACACTTAGTTGTGTCACATCTTTTGATGAATCCTATACAGGGAGTGTTTCTTCTCACCCTATTGAAAGTGGTAGTACAATCACCGACCACGTTACTTCTGACAACGATAAGTTTAAGGTGAGTGGGGTTGTTAGTGATTATGACTTTCTCAACCCAAGCAAAGATTTAGCTTTAGAGGACGTGTCCTTAGGTAAGTCAGGGTTTCCTGATGCAAGTAGGAGCGAATCTACATCTAGGTTTGCTAATGGGTTACTAGACAGTGGACTAATAGATGTACCAGACAAGTACCGTGCAGAATACATCAAAAGACGTTTGATTGATATTCGTAAAAACTCCTTGCTAGTTACAATCCTAGAATACCCCGATAGTGGTGAGTTGGTACAGCATACAGATTGCATCCTTACCTCGTTGTCATTCAAAGAGGACGAGAATACAGGCTACGCTGTCTATCCTGAAATGGCTTTTGAAAAGATTAATGTTGTACAAGTGAAAGTAGAAGAAGTTAATACAAGCAAGATACCTAAACTACCAGACTCTAAGGTTTCCGATGCAGCGGCAGGCGTTAAAGAAGAAGGGAGCAAAGACGTGTGCCACGGAAGGTCACTAACGCAAGACTACACCTACGAGGGTAAAGATGGTAAGATTACAGTGGAAAGAGGTATTGCAAGATTTTACGCTAAATTCACCACAGCTAGTGGCGAGGTCACAATAGATAAAGAGATACCATACCCCAAAGAGTGGCCTAAGTGGACTGACAAGTGTGTTCTCATTGGTAATGAACAAGAGAAGGTGAAGAAAACAGGCTTAGATGAGAAGATTGATTTGAATGCCAAATACAAGGTTGCCGAGAGCTTGGCTAAACAGGCACAGGCAGAGTCGCGTGAGTTTGGGTTTGTAACAAAACCAACACAAGCTAAATTAAAAGCAGCCAGAGATGCCCTTAACCAACCAGTGGAGGGAGGAAATTGACTACTACTATCAATAACAGTATTGGTATATCTAACTCCCCTGTTTTCAGGGTTAATGTTCTTTTAGAGAATCAATCTGTAAATATACTGTTCGTTTGGAACAATAAGACAAAGAGATACCACGCAACAGCTACTAAAACAAACGGTACGTTATTGTTTGAAGGTATTCAAATAAACCCACTATCTACGTTTCCTATAAGCAGCTTAATGTCTGTTAACGGCCTATATGGTACGTTCACCTTGTACCCGAAAGATAAGTCGTTAATAGACACTGATGAAACTTTAAGAAATTGGGAAGACTATTATTTTCTAATTTATTCTGTTGTATTTTAACAAGAGGTGAGAATGTATCAATTTCAAAGGGATTATGTTCTCACTTTATATGACCGAGATAACGGCAAGCTATTCACAATAACAGAATTACGCCTCTCTTTTGACATCCAACAAAATGTTGATCATGCAAATAAAAACAACTCAGCCGAAGTGAAGGTGTATAACCTAGCCCAAACAACCTTAGATAAGTTCAGTGATAAACAGATGGCTTTGAGTGCTACACTAGCTGTTGGTTATGTTGGCAGTATACAACAACTTCTGAAAGGTGATGTTGTTCAGATTATGACTAAGAAAGTTGGTGTTGATACAGAGACTACGTTCAAGATTGCTGATGGCTTTAAGATATTAAATGGTGTGAAGGTTCACAAGGCATACCCCGAAGGCATAACAATCGGGGATGTTATTCGCAACATTGCTGATATTAATAACTTAGAAGTGGATGTTATTGCTAGTGGAAACACGGACAGAATACTCCCTTATGGCTACCCTGCAACTGGAACACTAAAACAAATCCTAGATGACTTATGTAAGCCAAATGATTTAGAGTGGTCAATCTTAGAAGGCAAACTTACTGTTAAAGATAAGAGAAGTGTATCCCCTAATAAAACAGCAGAGACGGCAATTGTGTTATCGCAAGAGAGTGGTTTACTTGATATACCATATACACATACAGAAGAAGTTACACAAGCAATTGAGCAGCCGTTAGAAGATAACGAAACTGACATTACGGGAGAACTAAAACCAACAAAGAGTGGTAAGCCTCGCAAACAGACAACACGAAAGATTCAACGGTCAAACATTGAATTAAAAGCATTACTAAACCCCTCTGTTAAACCTAACAGTTTAATACGCCTCATCTCTACTAAGACGAAACTTAGCGGTTACTATCGTGTAAGAACAATTAAGTATAATGGAGACACAAGAGGCGGTGAGTGGTTTATGCAAATATGGTGTGATAACGTCAAGGATTTAGTGTAATGGAAAACAGTTTAGAAACGATACTGAATGCACAGATTGATTTCAGATTGTCGGATATTTATGTATCAATGGTGGCTGTAGTTACAGGTGTTAGCAAACTTAATGAATGCCGCATTGACGTACAGCCTGTAGTGAATAAGAAGTACATTGATGGTGAGATATTAGAATATCCTGAAATCCTTTCCGTCCCTGTTCAGTTCCCTAGCTCCTCAACCTCAGCTTTAACATTCCCAATCAATCAAGGGGATAATGTTCTCCTTGTATTTAGTCAGAAAGGGTTAGATGTATTTAAGAGTGGTGCTACGTCAGCACATGACCCGATTGATATGCGTAGCTTTGATAAAAGAGATGCTATCGCTATTCCGTGTGTAAACCCTTTCTCAAAATCAATCAACAACCCCGATACGCGCACTTTATTTCACAATGTTGATGATATGGTGATGACACATAATATTGGGAAAGACAATGAGTGTGAGGTGAGGTTGACATCTGGCGGCGAAGTGAAGGTGACAGGTGTACACACAAAAATCTCTGATAGTTTAGCTACAGGAGGTGGAGTAGTAGTTGGAACAGGGGCTACAGGTAGCTTCACGACACCGTTAGGCCAAGTAGTAACAGTA